CGAGCATTGCGGTCGCGAGAACTGAGAGGTTCGTGAGATCGCCGACAATCTCGTGTGGCTTCCAGCCCTTGGTGAGGCAGACATCGAGCAGGTGCGCGGCCCATATCTGCGAGATGATCTCGATGTTCGCAAGGTAATCGGCTTTGGGCTCGCCGAACCGTTGCGAGAACGGGCCCGTGAGGAGTTCGAAGGTTTCAATGCTCATCGGTGTCCTTTAGACTGCGTAGGCCTGATCCACCCCTCTTCGTCGCTGCCGCCGCCCATGAGCTCGCGCTGCTCCTGCAGCAGGTTGTCGATCAGCCGCTGCCGGCTCGCCAGGGCCTGCTGATTCGGATCGACGCGGAGCGACTCCATCCAGAGGCTGGTGCAGCCGGCGAGTGCGTCGATCGGGCCGTCTTCGCGGAGCGCCTCGCGCTCTTTGCTGATGGCGGCGATCATCCACTGCGGCTCGTGGTCCCGCGGCCGGTCGGCCTTGGAGAGGATGGCGTCGGGGTGGAAGATCATCCGGTGGCTCGACATGACGGGCTCGAGCGCCGAGATGATGCGGACTTCCTTCTGACCTGTGGAGTGTTTGCGGATAACCGCGCAGCTCCAGCCGGCGGGATAGATCGGATCGGTGTTTGGATGACAGGAGGCGCGTTTGATCGCGGCCTCGAGGAGCGGCACGTAGGTGTCGAAGGCGTCGATGTTGGTTTCGACCCCAACCTCGCGGACGTCGTGCAGTTTGAGCAGCCGCGCCAGTTCGTCCATGCGGGCGTCTGACGAGCCGCCAGGGAGGCCGTAGAGACCCTTGACCCAGAACCGCCCGCCGAGGTGCCCGATGCACGCCAGGCCCGTCAGGTCCTTGCCGCGGCCCGATGGATCGATCCACCCCTTCGTGCCCGTGAACGCCCCCCACTCCTTGTCGACGAAGATCGGGCCGTGCAACCGGTCGCCTTCCCATCCGACGATCGGGGTATCGATCGCCGTGCTCTGCCCGTAGTTGTTCGTCGTGCCCCACTGGATGTCGATCGGGGCGCGCTCGCGCGAGCAGGGGTAGACGATCAGGTCGTTCAGCTTGAGCGGGCGCTCTTCGCCGACGTTCTGGTTGATGGTGAGCTGATACTGCCCATACCACTGGATCCTGCCTTCGGCCCGCGCGGCGTCGACGCGGTCCTGCGACCAGTTGAAGACCGGCGAACCCGGTGGGTGCTTCTCTCGATCGAGCGCGTTGCGTTCGACGATCGGGGCCAGGCCGAGGAACTTCTCGCCCTCGAGGGGATAGGTGAGCGGGTAGGTCCGGAAGACGTAGCCGCGCTGGTGCAGCTTGATGTACACCGACTCGGGCGTGTGGAGCGTGCCGAGGTAGAGGACTTCGCGGTCGCCGAAGCTCGCGATGTTGAAGAGCTCGCCGACCTTCAGGTCCAGCTCTTCACGCGCCTCCACCGTCTTGGTGTTCTGCAGGGTCTCGATGTCGTCGCCGGCGGCGAGGTGAGCGCGGCCACCGGTGATCTGTCCGTCGATGCCGATGCCGCGGAGCGAGGGGATGCGGGAATCGTCCGAGCCGGCAACGTCGAACTGGAAGGACTGATCGGTCGCGAGCTCCTGGGTGTTCTCGCCCGGGTCGAGGTGCTGCAGGAACGGGACCGTCTTCAGCCATCCGCGCACCAGGCGGACCGTGTCCTGCGCGGCCGGGATCTTCGACTTGCTGGTGAGCAGGATCTTGAAGTTCGGATCGCGGAGGTATCGCCAGCAGAAGTACGCGGCGAGGTAGTGGGTCTTGCCGATGCCGCGCGGGCCGAGGATGCCGCGGCGGGGGACGGCCGAGTTGGCCATCCACGCGCACATGTCGAGTTCGATCTCGGTCAGCGGCGCCAGCTTCCCGAACGGGATGAACTCCCAGAGGCACTGCACAAAGAACGGGAAGTCTTTGACCAGCCGAACGATGATCGCCTCATCTTGGAGGTCGATCGAGATGTCGGTCTCTGCGCTCATCCAGCGATCCGGATTGTCGCGGCGTCGTCAGAGTCGTCGATGGGCGGCATCGTGGACCTGGTCAGTTTCATCTCGCCCTTGCGGATCTTCTCGGAGATACGGCTGATCTGGTCCTGCGGCTTGGAGTCCATGGCGGCACGGCCGATCGAGTGGCGATCGAGGAAGTCCTGGATCTTTCCGCACATCGCGGCCGATGGGGTGATGGACTTCGACTCGCCGTTGATCTCGACGACCTCGCCGTTGGTGAGGATGTCTTCGTATCGCGCGAGCAGGGCGTCGAGGATCCTGCCGGCACGGGCCGTTTGTTCTGGCGTCATGGTGATTGATCCTACTCGGGATGCACGAGCATCCATTGAATCGCGCTGGTGTCGCTGGCGCTGCTGCTGTTGATGACGAACGATGTGTTGTCGGTGATGGTGCCGATCGACAGGTGGCCGAGTGTTCCGCCCGCGGCCTTGCGCGAGACGAAGATCAGTGTGCCGGATTTCACGAAGTTGTTGAACACAGTGACAGTGCCGCCAACCAAGGTGGCGGTGCCGCACCCCTCGCCAGTCGGGTTGATTTGGAGCCGCCGAGCCCCGATTGCAAACGCCCCGTCGGTCTTGGCGACGGAACTGGCGCCGATCGCCACCGCGTTATCGACGCTGCCCAGGGAATCCACATCCGCGCCAGCACCGATGCAGGTGTTATTGATTCGCCCGGTGATGCCACCGCCCGCGGCATCGCCAACAACCGTGTGCCCGGAGTCGGAGCCGTTGATGTTCACAAGGGCGCCGCGCCCGATGCCGATGTTTGCGGAAGCGCCAGCGTGTGACGCGTTGCCGGCGCCGATGCCCCAGAAGAGGTTTTCAACCAGGGCGTAGGTGACGTACATCTCGATGACCGAGCCGGAGTAGAACGAGTCGCCGAACCGGAATGTGCCGATTCGATCCCCGCTGGCCGGCGAACCCGCTGGCTCGACGTTGAAGATGCGGGCGGTGACCTTCTTGTCCGTCGAGTTGAAGACGAATGCGGAGTCGGCACCGAACGCCCCTGCGTTGTTGTACTGGACCTGCGTGTTCGAGCCTGCGGGGGTTCCGCCGCCAGAGCCGGGAGGAGCTGCGAATGTCCCATCCGCTCGAAGGTAGTTGGTGGTGCCGCCGCCCGATGGAGGCACGAGCCCCTTGAGACTGTCTGTGAAGGTATTGAGCAGCGTGGTCGCCTGCGTGCCGGTCATCGCCTCGGGAACGCCTGTGCCCGTAGTGACGCGGCCGATGAAGCGTGCGGTTGCGACGCTGGCGAGGCGAGCGAGTGCGATCGACCCGTCGATGAGCGACGCCGTGATCGACGGCGTCATGTCGCTGTAGGTGAAGTTGATCTCGCTCGAGTCGACCAGGATGGTCCCGACGGCGTCCTGTGCGTGCTCATCGGTGTACTGGGTGATCGTGCAAGACAGGGCCGTGCCGCTGATCGAGAGCCCGGTCGAGACAGTCAGCTCCTGCGGATCCCCGGCGCCGCCGGCCGAGCCGCGGCCAAGCAATCGCGATGCCGCGGAGATGTTCTGCATCTTCGGGTAGGTGATCTGGTCGTCTGCACACTGGCCCGTGACCAACTGCGCAAAGCCGAGATCCCCGCTGGCGTTTCTTCCGAGAATCCTGTCTGGCGCGCAGGTGATGTCTGCGACGTTCCCGGTCCCGGTCGTAGCCTTCCCGACGACCGAGAAGGCTGCGGACTGACGGATGTGGGTGTTTCCGACGCCGTTGGTGGCAAACCCGAGCTTGGAGCCCGAGCCCGTCGCGCCATCGGTCGCGAGCGACAGGTGCGAGGTGTTCACCGTGATCGCGACAGGATTGGCGGACCCGCCCGTGTTGTTTCCCAGCACGGTGCCGTCGGCGATGTTCTGCAGCATCCCGAGCGTGACGCCGTCGGCGGTGATCGAGAGCGTGACGTTCGAGTTTGCTCCGGCATCGGTGATGGTCAGTTCGCCCGAGACTGCGAGCGCTCGCTCGTTCGTGAGTGTGGCGTCGTTGCTGATGACGACGTATGTCGCATTGTCTGGGGCTCCGCCTCCGCCGCCGCCGCCGGTGGAGGAGAGGACATCTCCGGTCATGGACAGACCAGTCCCGAGAGTGATGACCTGGGGCACTCCTGTGCCGGCGCTGTTGGCTCGGCCAAGCAGTTTGTTCTGCTCAAGCTGGCCGATCTCAACCTTCAGTGCGCCGTTGTCGACGCCTGCGTCTGAGAGGACGATCCACCCGGAGTCGCTGGCCGTGAGCACGCGGTTGTTCGTGAGTTCGCTGGATCCGGCAGCGTGCGTGATGAACGGCTCATCGACCGGTGCGCCATCGCCCGTGGTCGTGTTGTTGATGACCGTTGTGGATCCGCCCTCGATGTCCAGGCGGCGATACCGCTTCCCGCGCGTGCCCTTGATCTGGTACTTGAACTTGCGTGCCATGCTTATTCATCCTCCGGGAACCGCTGAATCAGCGACTCGAGGACGTTCTTGAAGCCCAGCACGTTCTTGAAGGGGAGGAGCTGCGAGACCGCACGCGCGTCCTTCTGGGTGAAGTCGTCGCCGAACGCCACGCCGCCGACGCCGGCCGCGGCGCGACCAAGCTCCCGCGGCAGCGCCAGCATGGGCGTGCCATCGACGGAGAAGACCCCGGAGCGAAGCCCGGTGTTGCGGGCGTCAAAGAGCGGGCCGTACGCGCCCTGCCCGCCAGACCAGCTCCACGCCTCTTCGGCGAACTGGGGGAGCATCGAGGCCCATCCGGAGCGCTGGATCGCGGCAGAGGCAACGGCGCGACGTGAGAGGTTCTTCTCGCGGAACTCCTCGGCATCAGGTCGACCGATCGAGTTGGCGTACTGCTGCGCGGAGTAGACCATCGCGGCGAGCATGGTGCCGAACGAGACCTTGGTGAAGGTGTCGATGTCGCGCATCTGAGCGCCACGTGCCAAGGCCTTGTCCCAGCTCGCGATATGGAACGAGCGGAACTGGAACACCGCGCGACCGAGCGGGTTGTCGAACACCGGGTGAAGGTTCCCGATGTCGTTCACCTGGATCGCGCGGGTCGATGTCTTGTCGAGGATGTCGATGAAGAGTGCGGCCGAGTCCTGATCCGCCCAGTCGTCGATGTTCAGGTTCGCCACGCGGCGGCCGGTCAGCACGCCCTTCTCGAAGCGGATCGTTCCCGCCTTCTGCTCCGCCCGGATCGCCTCGGAAAGCTGCTCCCACTGCGCAACGTCGCGGATTCCCATGGAGTTGAGCCGCTTGAGTGACGGGGTGCGGCCGGCGGATGCGATGCTCACGAACCGCTGCGAGAGCGACGACGCGGCCCAAAGCCGGCTGAACTGGTCGATATGGCGCATGCCCGAGACGATCGACGCCGTGCGGTTGACCTTGTCGAGCCCGCGGTCGAACTTCGTGATCGCCAGGTCGGCGCCGGTGAGGATCTCGCCGGAGTGCTTGTCGTGGAATCGCCGCGTCAGCCACTCAGCGCCAGAGCCGAGCGTGGCCTCGAGCTCCGCGAACATCTCATTCGTGAACCGACCCTTGCGGGCCTGATCCACCATGGCGCCGAGCGCCGGCACGAACTGCGACATCATTGCCCGGACCCCAGCCTCCTCCACGATGTTGGCCATCTCGGGGATCTGTGCGATGCCGAACCCGCCCGAGCGGAGCGCGTAGTTCACGCCCTGGATGCGGCGCAGGACCCGCGCGAAGGTCGTATCCGGGTAGACGGGGATGCCGCGTACATGCTTCCGGAGGTTGTCCAGAAGCCGCATCTTCTCGTCCGTGAAGGACTTAGGGTGCTTGGCCTTGTTGAACGCATCCCCGATGTGGGCCTTGAGCCCATCCCACGAGGTGAAGTCCTTGCCGAACTTGTTGTTCGCCGCGCGGAGAAGCTCAGACTCGGCCGCGGCTCCCATCATCTGCCGAACGTACAACTCGGT